GGTCTTACAGCAACTGGTGGAACAGAAACAGAAGAAGTTTCTGATAAAGAGGAAGAAGAATTTATTTCAGGTGGTCCTGCTCCTGAACCAGAAGAAGAACCAGTTGATGCAAATATTGAAAAAGCACAAGCTGTTACTTTAGATCCCGTAACACAAAAAGCAACTTCTTTTACTATTGATAATGATTCTTTAATTCAATCTATTATCAGATCATATAAAGATTCTAAAATTCGTCTTGGCGCTATTCGTGAAGAAGAAGGCGATTTAAGTGCTGCTGATTATAAAAAAGCATTACAAAAAGGTAAAGAAGCTAGTACTGATATCTTAGCTAAAAGACTTGATACTTTAGTTACAAAACTTAAAGAATTAGAACCAGAAGTATTAGACAAAGTACTTACTACTTTAGATTTCAAATTTAAATCAGTAGATGCTGCTACTCTTTCTAAAGTATTATCTAAAAAATTAGGTAAAGAAATTAAACCTGCTTCTGTTAAAAAAGCAGATATTGATATTGTGGACCTTGATGATGAAGAATTAATGGAAGATTCAGGTGTTGAAGATGTTTCTTATGAGCCTACATTTAAGGACTACGAAAATATTTACGAAAACTCTAAAACAAAACAGTAAATGAAATACTTTGATGCATTTTTAGATTTTGTAGGACGCAATAAAAAATTTATAACTGTAATTTTAGCTGCCATTTTGATATTTTTAGCATATGACACTGGATGTACAGGCAAATATAAAAGTGAAATTAAAGAATTAGAAAAAGAAATTGCAATAGTAGAACATCAGTTTGAAGAAGCAGTAGCAGAAAAAGAACGTTTTAAAGATTCTTCATTAGTTTATGAAGTAGAAGCAGAACATGCTGGTCAAGAAGCAGCTGCTTTTAAAGCTAAAGCTGAAAAAGAGCGCAAAGCAAAAGAAGCAGCATTAGCTGCTCTTCGTAATTTACCAAAAGATGTTATTGATACATTTTTTATTACTCGCTATGCCGCAATACCTAAATCAGATATTGGTTTAGAAATTGACAAAAATGTTGGTAATGAAATTATAGTTGAATTGGTTGAAAAAGATCATTTGGTAGGTGAATTAGCTACATCAAAACAAGAAAATGGGGCTTTAACTAATCAAGTTGGTTCATTGCAAAATTCACTTATGTTTTCTAAAGCAGCACTAGTACAAGCTGATTCAGCTATTGCTTTAAAATCAAAACAATTCGAAATGCAACAACAAATAAGTGAATATCTTAAAAAAGATCTTAAAGCATCCCAAAAGAAAGCATTTTGGAATAAATTTAAAGGTCTTGGTGTAGGTATTGCTGCTGGTATTACTGCTGGTTTATTAATAAAATAACATATTATATACAATGCAAGTTAAGCTCGCTACAATGCGAGCTTTCTTTCTAATTATATATTTATATATAACAAGTTATAAACATTGTTAACGAATTTAAACCAATATGGACGACAGTGATTCGAAAAATAAAACAATTAAAACAATCAAAAAGGAAGCGTCTGGAATTTTACAAAGATTTATCTTTGATGCTAGCTATGTTTTTCCTGCCTCTTGGTTACGACGCTCTATTCAAGCTAATTATGGACCTGACAGGATCTTATTGGGCCGCGGACGCCGTTTTTTATTCAATTTCAGGTTGTTTTTGGTTGTCCTATATATTACTATCGAGATATTCAAGAATCAAATTTAAAGGTTAATGAGCGAAAATATTAAAGACATAATTAAGCAGGAGTATGTAAAATGCATGACTGATCCTGCCCATTTTATGAAAAAATATTGTATGATTCAACACCCAACTAGGGGTCGCATACAATTCCATTTATATCCTTTCCAAGAAAAAGTATTATACCAATTCCAAAAAAATAATTATAATATAGTACTTAAATCTCGCCAGTTAGGTATCTCTACTCTTGTAGCTGGTTTCTCTTTATGGATGATGTTATTCCATAAGGATAAAAACGTGTTATGTATCGCAACTAAACAAGATACAGCTAAAAACATGGTTACAAAGGTAAGATTTATGTATGATAACTTACCTTCATGGTTAAAGGGAGCTGAGAAACCTTTGGAGAACAACAAACTCTTACTTAAATTGGCAAATGGCTCTCAAGTAAAAGCTGTTTCGGCTGCTGGTGATGCTGGTAGATCTGAAGCTGTATCTTTACTAATAATAGACGAGGCCGCGTTCATTGAAAATATTGAAGAGATATTTGCTTCTGCTCAACAAACGTTAGCTACGGGTGGTGGATGTATAGCATTATCTACTCCTAATGGTACTGGTAACTGGTTCCACCAAACATGGCAAAAATCAGAAATTGGAGACAATTCATTTGTTCCTATTCGTTTGCCTTGGAGTGTACACCCTGAAAGAAATCAGGAGTGGAGAATTAGACAGGATAGTGATTTAGGTTTAAGAATGGCAGCACAAGAGTGTGATTGCGATTTTGCAACCTCAGGTGATACAGTATTTGAACCTGATACTATAGGTTGGTTTGAAGCTAATTTAATAGAACCAGTTGAAAAAAGAGGAGTAGATGGTAACTTGTGGATTTGGGAACAACCAAATTATAGTAAAAGTTATTTAGTAGTAGCTGACGTAGCAAGAGGAGATGGTAAAGACTATTCTGCATGTCATGTGTTTGATATTGAAACAGCAACACAAGTAGCAGAATATAGAGGACAAATTGGTACTCGTGATTACGGCCATATGTTAGTAGGAATAGCATCAGAATATAATGATGCTTTATTATCAATAGAAAACGCTAACGTAGGTTGGGATACAGTACAAACAGCAATTGATAGAGGATATGCAAATTTATATTATTCCCCAAAACAAGATGCTTTAACCTCTGATCAATGGGCTAGAAGAATGGATGGAAATAATAATTTAATAGCTGGTTTTACAACGTCTGTAAAAACTAGACCATTAATGATTGAAAAATTTAGAGAGTATGCACATGAAAAATCATGTATTATACGCTCAAAACGATTAATAGAAGAAATGAAGGTTTTTATTTGGAAAAATAGTAAAGCACAAGCTCAAGATGGCTATAATGACGATTTAGTAATGTCATTTAGTATGGGTCTTTACTTGCGCGATACTGCATTAAGATTTAGAAAACATAATATGGAACAAGATAGAGCTTCAATAACTGGATTTTCAGTAGAACGAGGCTTTATGAATCCATATGCTGCTAGAGGCAATGGCCCTAATAATCCTTGGCAAATGCCCACAGAATATGGTAATGAAGATATTACTTGGTTAATAAGGTAAAAATATTTATACACATGATAGACACATCTTTATTTGGTAGGTTAAAAAGATTATTTTCAACTGATGTTATTATCCGCAATGTTGGTGGAAATCAGGTAGCAGTAATCGACACTGACCATATACAATCAACTGGGGTTGTACAAACCAACATGTATCCTGAAAGATACCAGCGTATATACACTGGTGGTTTAGGTACTTATGTTGGTAATGCTCCATATTCTAACTACACCGTCATAAGACCACAGTTGTACAATGACTATGAGGTGATGGATGGTGATCCAATTGTAGCATCTGTATTAGATATAGTAGCTGATGAATCTACACTTAAAAATGGTGCTGGTGAAGTATTAGCTATTAAATCACCTGATGAAAATATTCAAAGAATATTATATAATTTATTTTACGATATATTAAATATTGAATTTAATTTATGGGGTTGGGTTCGCTCAATGTGTAAGTATGGTGACTTTTACCTCCACCTACACATTTCAGAAAAGTATGGTGTATATCAAGTAATTCCTCTTAACGTTTATAATGTAATTAGAGAAGAAGGACTTGACCCTAAAAATCCAGCTTACGTACAATTTAGAATAGCACCAAATGCTTCATATACTGGTATGGTATCAGGAGTAGATAATGATAGTATTAAGTTTGACAACTATGAAATAGCAAACTTTAGATTATTAGGTGACTATAACTTCCTTCCTTATGGTCGTTCATATATTGAACCTGCTCGTAAGATATTTAAGCAATTAGCATTGATGGAAGATGCAATGTTAATTCACCGTATATTAAGAGCACCTCAACGTCGTGTTTATTATGTTGATATGGGTAACATTCCACCGAATGAAATCCCAACATACATGGAAAAACTTAAAACACAAACACAACGTACTCCATTTGTTGATCCAAAAACAGGTGAATATAATTTACGTTACAACATGATGAACGTAAATGAAGATTTTTATGTACCTGTAAGAGGTGGAAATACAAGTACTAAAATTGATACATTACCTGGTCTTGAGTATAATGCAATTGAAGACGTAGTTTACTTAAGAGATAAAATGTTAGCTGCTATGAAAGTTCCTAAGGCGTTCTTAGGATATGAAGCTGACGTTGAAGGTAAATCTACATTAGCACAACAAGATATTCGTTTCGCTCGTACAATTGAGCGTATACAGCGTATAGTTGTGAGTGAATTAACTAAAGTAGCCCTAGTACACTTATATGCGCAAGGTTATACTGACGAAAATTTAACGAATTTTGAGCTTGAATTAACAACACCATCAATTGTATACGATCAAGAACGTGTAGCATTAATGAAGGAAAAAGTTGATTTAGCTAAAAATATCATGGATGCTAGTTTGTTCCCATCAGACTATGTTTATGATTACTTATTCCATATGAGTGAAGACAAATACAGTGATTTACGTGATCAAATTGTTGAAGATAAAAAACGTATGTTCCGCTTGTCTCAAATTGAAAATGAAGGTAATGACCCAGTTGCAAGTGGTCAGTCATATGGAACACCACATGATTTAGCTTCACTTTATGGTAAAGGACGTAACGGAACTGGTGTACCACCAGAATATGATGAAACTAATCCTGTTGGAAGACCACAAGTAAAAACATCAGTATACAATACACAAAAACGTATACTTGGTAAAGATCCACTTGGAAAAGGATATGACCTACAACCAGATAAAGGTAAAGCTCCTGAACCAAAAGGTGGTTCGCCATTAGCACTTGAGGGAACTAAAGCAATATATGAGCAAAATAAGCAAATGTTGCAAGAAATGTTTAAAAAATCCAATGTATTTACTGCAAAAGATAATGGAGATTCATTGCTTGACGAATCAAACATTAAAGATATATAATAAAATACATATTTATAATTAGTTAAATCTATAGTGTGAAACTAAAGCATAACAAATTTAAAAATACTGGTATTTTATTTGAACTCCTTACCAGGCAAATCACAGCTGATATCATGTCTAACAAAGAGTCAGCCGCTGTTGATATCGTAAAAAATTATTTTTCGCGCGGAGAACTTGCTAAAGAATATAAGTTGTATCAAGCCTTAACTAAAGCCAATGCTTTAAGTGAAATTAAAGCTGAAACTGTACTTAGTTCTACTATTAAGTTGTCTGAACGTTTAAATCGTACATCACTACGTAAAGAAAAGTATAACTTAATTAAAGAAATTAAGAAACACTACGATTTAGAAGAGTTTTTTAAAGCAAAAATACATAACTACAAAGCATACGCTGCAGTTTATAACTTGATCGAGGCACAAATATCAACTGAATTTATAGAACCTACATTTGTTGTTGAAAATAAAATAACTTTACTTGAGTTTTTGACAAAACAAAACGTAGACAAAAATAAAGTTGAAGATCAAGTAATGACTGAATATGCTTCTCAAGACAAAAATACACGTGCGTTGATTTCTAAAATAATGATTGAGAAATTCAACGAAAAATACGCAAATTTATTGCCTGAACAGCGTGATGTATTGAAAATTTATATTAATAAGATTTCTAATACTGTATCTTTACGTGAATATGTAAATGAAAGCTTTGTAAATATTAAAAATACATTAGCTGAATTAACTGATAAAGTAGTTGATCAAAGAACTCAAATTAAGCTTAAAGAATTACAATCAATTATTAAGCCAATCGATAAAAATGAATCAGTTAAAGATGAAGATATCTTAAATTTACTTCAATTCCATGAACTAATTCATGAAATTAAATCATTATGATACCTGAAGCATTAAAGAAATATATTGACGAATTAATTAAGCAGAATTTAGAGGAAATGGATGGTGCTACATCTACTACTGCTAGTGCTGGTGGTGAATATACTGGTAAATATTTTATTAAAAAGCCAAAGAAAACAGAAGGAAAAACACCAACATTAGCTGCAGGAAAAGCCAATATAAGTACATATACTAAAGATGGATTTGAAAAAATACCAAAAGGAATGCCATCAGATTCTAAAATGTTTGATTATAAGCAATTTCCTTCAACACCAAAGCCAAAAACATTTAAGTTGTATAAAGAAGATCAAGAACAAATAAACGAGATTTCATATCGCCGTTTTAGCGAAAAAGTTTCTAAAGTTACAACTGAAAGAAAAATTGCTCGTGCGTTAAATGAAGTAGCAAAGCGTATTAGAGAAATTGAGCAAGTAATTGAATATTCAAATAGATTAAAGACTGAAAACATTGTAAAAAACGAATCATTTTGGGTATCTAAAACAAACCAATTAAGTGCTTTATCTGAAAGATTAAACGCATTATCAAACAAAATCAGAAATTTATCACAATAATAATATATGAAAGACGATAAAAGAATGTTAAATAAAGAAGAGCTCAAGAAAAAACTTGACGAACTTGGTGACGAAATCAAGTATCGTGTAGCTGAAGCTAAAAAATCTGACGATAGTGTAGCTGGTGCTCATAAAACTGATATCGCTGAATTAATGAAGGGATATCGTGATATGAAGATGACGTACGAAAGAATGTTAAAAACTGAAGCTGAATCTTTACAACTTGAAGATATTTTAGCGTCTTTAGCTGAAGAAAAAGAAGAAGATTCTAAAAAACGTGAAGAAAGAGAAAAACTTCAAGAAAAAAGAATTGATGCTTTTGAAGAACTTATGGATATAGCTGCAAAAATTAAAGCAGCTTTACCAAAAGCTAAAAAACAAACCGAACAATTTTATAAGAAAAACCCAAAATCATACGCTACTGTATTCCCTACTGATAAAATGAGAGAAGATTTAGCTGACATTTTGGAAAAATTAGTTGGTAAAGAAGAAAAAACCGAAGAATAATGAAAAGTATTAGCGTACAATATCAAGAATTAAAAGAGGGTAAAATGAATAAACATCAATTTTTGCGTAACGCAAGAATGATGTTCCCTAACTTTGTAACTAACCATAATTCATTTGATGACTCTGTTAAAATCCTTAAAAATAAAGGATTATTAAACGAGGGTGATGCTGTAAAAGGTACCCCTGATAAAGCCCCATCATATGACTACCCAACCCAACCAGCTAAGTACAAGAAAGTTGTACAAGAGCCAGAGGTTGATGAACAAGATGGTATTTATCCTGCTACTACTGTAACAGATATTCCTAAAGAGGAAGTTAGTAAGCCAATTAAGAGTAAAAATAGACCTGATGGTTTAGAACCAATCAAACCTCATGACACTAAAAACGAGATGAAGAAAATTCGTATCGTTAAAGAGTCAAAAAAAAACTTAACTGAAAATACAGTTACAGCAAAACAAATTCAAGATAAGTATAATGAAATGTTTGGGAAAAATCCCCAAACTACGTTTGCTGATGTAGCTAAAGCATTAGGTGTTTCTGAACAAGAAATAGCTTTTGCTTTATTTGCTCCTGATATAGCTAAAAATTTAAAAGAAGTTTCAAATACTAGCATTAAATCTGCTGCTCAAAAAGGAATGTCAACTGGTGATTATTCTGAATTAGATACTTTAGTATTTGGAAAAGCATCAAATATTAATGAAAAAGCAGAAACATCTGATGTAGCTGCTCTTTTAAATCTTATAAATAGCAATTCTACTTTAAAAAATAAAATTAGTAATATAAATACTCCTGCTGAATTTAGAGATTTTCTTGATGATCTTATTAATGTAATGAGTTCTGATCTACTTAAAAATCGAGCAGGACTTAGATCAGCAGCACAAAAAGCAATTGAAGACGTAACTGGAACTAAAAAAGATTTTTCTACTCCTATGCCAAGTAAACCAAGAACAATGGTTCCCTTTACATCAACTTTAAAGGATAGAATTAAAGAAATGATTCAAGGAATTTTAAATGAATACGAAGAAGGAGATGAAAGTGATGAAGCACCTTCTGTATTAGGAGTTATAGACATGATTGTAAAAGATATGGTTAATGCTATTGAATCTAATGATCTTAATTTAGAATTTAAAGCTAAAGATGTAGAAGATGAATTAAATTATTTTCAAGACAAAATAGGATATCGCTATAGTGACGAACAATTTCAAGATATAGTAGATGGTGCTGTAGCTGAATTAAAAAAACAAGGATATAATATTAAATAATGAAAGAGCTATTAATAGAACGTATTACTAATTTTAATATTACTCCAACTATGTTGGAGGAATCCGTTAAAAATAATGGTGGACGTCTTATTGTTCAAGGTTTAGTACAACGTGCTGAAGCAAAAAACGGCAATGGTCGTGTATACCCTAAAGATACTCTTGAAAGAGAAGTACAAGAT